TAATCCTGCGGCGAAAACCGATCCAACCAGCCCGATTTATGGTATGCCTATTTTGGATGTGGATCAGGCCAAGCAAATCATCGTATTGAAGCGAAGCATGAAAGCCGGTTACGCGGGTATTGAAAACGAATTGTTCTTCCACCCCAAATGTGGAATGCTTTTTCTGTGTCACACAACAACTTTTCAACCCATACTTTATCGGGGATTACGGTATATAATTTATCATCCGCTAACTTTTTTGCGAAGTAGGCGTCTAATATTACCCACTTCTTTGCAACCTTTGGTTGGTTGTTATGGTTATTAATAATATACTCAGATTGGCTTCTTGTTGGATAGAATCTTTTATTTATTTGAGATTTTCTTTTGAGTTCAATCAAATAGTTATTTCCACCTTCATAAGATTCCAATAGTGATAATGCTTTCGATTCTAGACTTACATCCATCTATAAGAAAAATATTTGATTAAAATATAGTTATAAACTGAGTATTTATCAATATATAGGTAATCATATAATATAATGGCAGAAAAGTTAGTTCCAATAACAAGATTAGGTAAATTCTTCGGTGCTGAAGATTATAGTTTAGATATCGGCATGGGTGAAGAATGGTTAATTGGTGATATGAATTTCACTGTAATCCTTTATCGTATTGATAGAAGAAAGACAAAAACTGATGATGTGTATGGTGAAGTGTTGGAAGATGGAATACAATTTCAGGCTCCCGTTGAACTAAAGGGATTGGTTCAAGTTATGGCACCTGCAGGTAAATTTCTAGGAAACTCCAAGGTAGAACAAAAGGAACCTGGTAATATGAAGTTTAGTATCTATCAAAAAACTTTGGAGGATATGGATATTGAAATATTTATGGGTGATTACATTGGATACTACGAGTCCGAAGACCGAGTTAGATATTATACTGTTATCGATGATGGATATGTAAAATCGGATAATAAACATACATATGGTGGATACAAACCTTTCTATAGAACTGTTATTGCCACTTATGTTAGTGAAAATGAATTTAAGGGAATATAATGAAAATTATTGTTAGGGAAACTCAGCTGACTCGAATAATTGAAAAGGTTACCAAAGAGAAAGTTATTTGTGATGAATGTGGTTGGTCTTGGAAATTATCTGAAGGCGGTAAAGACCCCTACATATGTCATAAATGTGGACATGATAATTCTGAAAAATAAAAAAAGATGCCATTACCAAAACAAGTAAAACCTACATTACCTTTAGTTCCGAAGAAAACTTTGTTTGCAAGAAGAGAACAACTCCTTGAGTATATAAACAAAGATGGAACTTACTTACCAAAATCAGTATTACATGCTGATTTGGATAGAGGTATGTTAGATTTTGTCAAAGAAGATCTTAAAGTTGTGACCGCTGGAAAAATTATTCCGATGGTTGATATTATAATCACAACACAAAATTGGTCTCAATATGTTGAAACGGCATTATTTACCAACTTGGATTTCAATCCTGAACCACCATTTATTACTGTGGTAAGACAACCTGAAGTTAAATTCGGAACTAATCCGTCTTTACAATATACTATACCCAACAGAAAACAATTCTATTATGCTTCTGTACCAACTTGGAATGGTAATGAACAAGGTATGGATATATATACAATCCCACAACCAGTTCCAGTTGATATTAATTACAGTGTCAAAATCATTTGTAATAGAATGAGAGAACTTAATCAACTCAATAAAATTATAATGCAAAAGTTTTCTTCAAGACAGGCTTACACTTTTATTAAAGGTCAATATGTTCCAATTGTTCTTAATAATATATCTGATGAGTCACAAATGCAACTCGACTCTAGAAAATATTTTATTCAGAATTATGACTTCACTATGCTAGGTTATTTGATTGATGAGGAAGAATTTGAAGTCAAACCTGCGATTGCTAGAGTTACCCAAATCATGGAATTAGATACTACCGTATTAAAAAGAAGAAGACCAAAGTTTCCTGAAAATCCTGATGAATTTTTATCCAACTTTTTATATGTAGTTGGAAATGACACCTTAAGTGAAATTATTGATTTCAGAGCAAACATGTCTTTGATTGGGTCAACCAATGTCGATAGTTTTGATGTCTATATAAATGGTGATTATTTTGGTACTGATGTTTCAGAAATTCAAATCACCACAAATGATATTTTAAGAATTGATGTTGTCAAAACTAACAACACTTTAGAATCTAACATTGAGTTCGAGGCTCAGTTGGTTTAATCCTCACCATAGATATCTTTCTTTTCTTTACACTTCTCTATTATAAGATTCTCCAAAAACTTATAAATTTTTATCCCACGCTTTTCACAGTATTTTTTTAATATCTCATGTGATTCAGGGGATATTTTGATATTCTTTATTTCTTTGATTGTTTTCATGGGCAGAAAAAAGGTAGAATAAATTCATACTCCTTACAAATAGATATTCAAAAGTCAAGTTTTTTCACATAGATATGAATATTTATCATTAAAATAAATTTGCTAACAATAATTTTGAACTATGTTTTTTCAAGCAACACAAGTAAATCAAAAGGTATACGTATCGCCTGGAGTATATACGTCTGAAACTGACTTATCATTTGTTGCTCAAAGTGTAGGTGTTACTACGTTAGGTTTAGTGGGAGAAACAATTAAAGGTCCCGCATTCGAACCTATCTTTATCACAAACTACGATGAGTTTCAAGCATATTTTGGGGGGACTGAACCTACAAAATTTATAAACACACAAATCCCTAAGTATGAGGCGGCATATATTGCAAAGTCATACTTACAACAATCTAATCAACTTTTTGTTACAAGAATTTTAGGTTTGTCAGGATATGACGCTGGTCCATCTTGGAGTATTAAAGTAACCGCAAATGTTGACCCATTGACCGTAGGACTTAATCCTGCAACTGGCACAACATGGAGTGCAAACTTTACAGGGTCTTCAACTGGAAACACAATAGGTTTTAACGGTGGGGCACTACCTCCGATAGTACAAGCTTATTTAAATAATCAATATAGATTATCAGATGGTAGTACATCGACTTTAGGATTGGATTTTACATCGGAACTTGTAACTATAGCAGAGACACCATCTTTATCGGCAAATACCTCAGTTATTTATGGAGCAATTCCTGAAAGTGATTATTATACATTGACCTCAACTTATTCAAATGTAATTAATGAGTATGACAGTGATAGTGTAAATTTGGCAACAAACGACTTGTCTTCTGATCTTAACGACCCTTGGTATTATGCGAATTTTGATATTACATCAGGAAATGCTTATTCAGGATATTCATTCTTCTATTATGTTTCTACATTAACTACGGGAGCATCTTCAACATTCTCAGGTACAGTATCTGGTAGTATTTACACTTACTCAGGTACTGCATATTATGATTACAACAACATGGTTGTTGCAACTTTACGTTCAAGAGGTATCTCATTATTTACTAATAGTTCAACAAGTGATAATCACGGTCCAATATATGAAGTAAGTGGATTAACTGATTTACAGTTAGTTTGTACTGAACAATATTCAGGAGTAACACAATCACCGTTTGAATCATTCTTAATTTCAGGTGTAACTAAAGACGGAGACAATTTCTCTTTCGAGACTTCAATGTCAGCATCTTCTTCAAAATACATCACAAAGGTGTTAGGAGTTGATAACTTTGGTAAATCAAGAAATGAGGTTCCTGTTTATGTTGAAGAGATTTACCCTAATACTTTGAATTACGCTTACAATCAAGGATATATTCGTGGATTAAATTGTGATTTGATTGCTCTACCAGACGCAAGAAGTGAAGATCCAACATCAATTGCTTATAAGGTAACACAATACAAATCTCCAAGTACACCATTTTTGGTATCTGAATTGAGAGGTAATAAAGTTTATAACTTATTCAAGTTTGTTTCAATTTCTGATGGTAACGCAGCAAACACTGAGGTAAAAGTTTCAATTGCTAATTTATCTTTCAATAATATGACATTTGATGTGTTGGTTAGAAATTTCTTTGACACTGACGCAAACCCTGTTGTTATTGAGAAATTTACTAACTGTAACATGGACCCATTGTCTAACAACTTCGTTGCTAAGAAAATAGGTTCAACTGATGGTGAATACGCTTTGATTTCACGATACATAATGATTGAAATGGCTGATGAAGCACCAGTGGACGCGATTCCTTGTGGTTTCTACGGATATACTCAAAGAGAATATGACTCTGTAACAAACCCTTCACCAGTTCCAATTTTCAAAACAAAATATTATTTCCCTGGTGAAGTAATTTATAATCCTCCTTTCGGAGCACCAACTGACGTTGTTGAATCTTCGGGAGACATTGTTAGAAGAAGTTATTTAGGTTTCTCAAATCAATTTGGGGTTGATGATTCATTCTTACAATATAAAGGAACACAGAATCCAATAAATTGGATTGCGTCTCCAATACCTGTTGAGGGTCAAACTTGGAATTACTTAAGTAAAGGTTTCCATATGGACTCAGGTGCTACGGTTGTAACAATCTCGAACTCATTCTTAACAAGTGGTGAAACCGCATTCGAGTGTGGTGTTGCTGATTTCACAAGAGACCCTGAAACTCAAGAAAACCCTTACTACTTTATTTACTCAAGAAAATATACTATATGTTTTGCTGGTGGTTTTGATGGATGGGACATTTACAGAGAGTTCAGAACTAACCAAGACCAATTCCAATTAGGAGCAACAGGTTACTTGGCAGGTGCATCCGCTTCAACAAGATATCCAAACGCAACTGGTGATGGTCTATTCAAAAGAATTGTAGTTCAAAACAATACTCAAGATTTTGCTAACACCGATTACTACGCTTACTTACTTGGTATTTTGACATTCTCAAATCCTGAATCTACAAATATCAACGTGTTTGCTACCACAAGTATTGATTATGTAAATAACTCAAACCTTGTAGAAGAGGCAATTGACATGGTTCAATTCTCAAGAGCTGACTCAGTGTATATAGCAACGACTCCTGATTATCAAATGTATACACCAGATGCAACAAGTACTTTGGATGTAATTTATCCTCAAGAAGCTGTTGATAATTTGGATAACACAGGAATTGATTCTAACTACACTGCAACTTACTACCCATGGATTTTAACAAGAGATACTGTTAATAATACACAAATTTACTTACCTGCAACAGGTGAAGTTTGTAGAAACTTAGCATTGACAGATAACATCGCATTCCCTTGGTTCGCATCAGCGGGTTACACAAGAGGTCTTGTAAACTCTATCAAAGCAAGAGTGAAGTTAACTCAAGAAGATAGAGATACTCTATACCAAGGAAGAATTAATCCTATCGCGACTTTCGCTGATGTGGGAACTGTAATTTGGGGTAATAAAACTCTACAAGTTGCAGATACCGCACTTAACAGATTGAACGTTAGAAGATTGTTACTTCAAGCAAGAAAGTTAATTTCAGCAGTAGCTGTAAGATTGTTGTTCGAACAAAACGACCAAATCGTTAGACAACAATTCTTGGATAGTGTCAATCCTATTTTGGATTCAATTAGAAGAGACAGAGGTTTATATGACTTCAGAGTAACAGTTTCTTCCACACCTGAAGACTTAGATAGAAATACATTAACAGGAAAGATATACTTAAAACCTACGAAGGCTTTGGAATTCATCGATATTGAATTCTTCATCACACCGACAGGAGCTTCGTTTGAAAATATCTAAAAAAAATAAGGGGGACAATGTCCCCCTTTTAGCCAAATGAAAAGACAGTTTACAGAAGGATTCAAAACAGAGGGAACACCTGATTTAAAATATTATGCATTCGATTGGGATGATAATATTGTTCATATGCCAACCAAAATAATTCTCAAAGATGTAAATGGAAAAGAGGTTGGAATGTCAACAGACGATTTTGCACAATACAGACATGTAATTGGACAAGAACCTTTTGGATATGATGGAACAACTATTGTAGGATATGCTGACCAACCATTCAGAAACTTTAGAACTCAAGGTGATAAAGATTTTTTGGTCGACGCAATGAGAGCAAGAACAGGTCCAGCATTTGATGATTTCAGAGAAGCTATCAATAATGGTTCTATTTTTTCAATTATTACTGCAAGAGGGCATAATCCCGATACAATAAAACAAGCGATTTATAATTATATTATAGAAGGATTCGGAGGAATAGATAAAGATGAACTTGTAAAAAATCTTAAAAAATACAGGTCTTTTGCTGGAGAAGGAGAAATGTCTGATGAAGAACTTATAAAATCTTATTTAGAACTTAACAAATACCATCCTGTTTCTTTCGGTGATGAACAAGGGGCAGTAAATCCTGAGGAAGCTAAAGTAGAGGCGATGGAAAATTTTGTTAATTATATTAAAGGAATGGCGGCAGTACTTAATAAAAGAGCTTTTTTAAAGAAAGATATTGCAAATAAATTTGTTCCTAAAAAATTATCTATAGGCTTTAGTGATGATGATCCTAAAAACATAGAAGTAATGAAAAAACATTTTGAAAATAAACCAGATAATATAGTAAAGACTTATTCTACTGCTGGAGGATTTAAGCAGGAAGTTAAATAAGAATAACCTCATCAAAAAAAAAGTAAATAGAAAAATTTTTGTGAAATGCTATATTTATCTATAAAATAACAAAAACAAAAAAAATTAAAACACATGGCTGATTTATTAATGAAAATGCCGATTCCTTACGAACCAAAACGACAGAATCGTTTTATCTTAAGGTTTCCATCCTCACTTGGTATAAATGAATGGTTTGTTGAATCGACAGCAAGACCACACATACAAATAGTATCCACTCCAATTCCTTTCTTAAACACTGAAACTTATGTTGCCGGTAGATTTACATGGCAACCAATTCCAGCAGTTTTTAGAGACCCAATTGGACCTTCAGCGGCACAAGCTCTGATGGAATGGGTTAGACTTCATGCAGAATCTGTAACTGGTCGTATGGGTTATGCTGCTGGTTACAAAAAAGATGTCGACTTAGAAATGTTGGACCCAACAGGAGTTGTTGTAGAAAAATGGATTCTTTATGGAACTTTCCTTACAGATGTAAACTTCAATGCGTTAAGTTATGCACAAGATGGTTTAGCAACAATTTCTACTTCACTTAGAATGGACCGTTGTGTTCTTGTTTACTAATTTTAATATTTCTATTTATTAAAAAAAACTTTTTTTTATATTTAACCGTAGAGTAATAAACTTTACGGTTAAATTTTTATATGGATAATCAAGCAAAAGAATACGGTCAATCAAATTTTACATTACCACACGATGTGGTTCCTTTACCTACCCAAGGTTTTTTTTATAAAAATAAAAAAAAATCAATTAAAGTTGGATATTTGACAGCCAATGATGAAAATATTTTGATGGCAGCTGGAAATGATATGACACAAACTTTATTAAGGTCAAAAATTTATGAACCAGATATTAGGATTGAAGATTTGATGGAAGGGGATGTTGAAGCACTTTTAATATTTTTAAGAAACACTGCTTTCGGTCCTGAAATGGAATTAAATTTAACGGACCCTAATACTAGAAAACCTTTCAAAACAACAGTGAAGTTAGATGAGTTGGATATAACCAAAGGCCAACAACCTTCTGAAGATGGAACGTTTATGACAACATTACCCAAATCACAAACTACCGTCAAACTTAAACCCATGACCTATGGAGAAATTTTGGAAATACAAAGGATGGCTGAAACATATCCTGAAGGTAGAACGGCTCCTAAAGTAACATGGAGATTGAATAAACAGATTGTAGAGGTAAATGGAATCACCGACAGAGGAGAAATTGTAAAATTCATTGACCAAATGCCAATAGCAGATTCCAAATACATTAGAAAATTCTTGGATGATAATGAACCAAAATTGGATTTGAAAAAAACAGTAGTCGCCCCTTCAGGAGAAAAACTAACAGTTAATGTTGGGTTTGGGGTGGACTTTTTTCGTCCTTTCTTCTGATTATAGAAAAGGACAAATAGATGAATTCTATTTTTTAAAAACTCTTTTGAATGTATCCTATTCAGATTTTCTGATAATGCCAATTTTTATTAGAAAGTATTTGTTAAATAAATGGATGGAACTAAACAGATAGGACTGAAAATTCAGTCCTTTTGTATTTATATATAAAATAACGTTATGTTTTTCACAACAGGTACAACAGAAAGTCAAGGGGAAGCTTTAGAAGGAGGTATAGAGAAACTCAAACAAGCTCAAGAAGCGCTTGGACAATTTAGTGTAAATATTTTACAAACATTCACTCAAGGAAGAGAAAGAATTTTTGAACTTCAAAAATCCTTGGTTGACGCTTTGCCGAACGTAAGAAGATTAGGAGGGGATTTATCAGATGTACAAAAAATAATATCAGGTGTTGCTGAAGCTTCAAGACGAAATGTTGTTGCCTCGACTGAACAAATTGAAAAATTATTTGTTCTTGAAAAACTTGTAGGAAAAACAGGTGGTGAATTAGCTGAAAGTTTTTTGAACGTTGGTATTGGAATAGAATCTATTCCTGAAGCGCTTCAGGAATCAATTCAATATGTTCAAAGTATAGGTGGAAATGCCAAAACAGTTTTTGCGGATGTGAGTAAAAATATGGACCAAATGAACCGTTTTCAATTCGAAGATGGTGTTTTGGGTTTAACAAAAATGGCGGCTCAAGCTTCGATGATGAGGTTTGACGTAGGACAAACATTAAAATTCGCGGATGATGTTTTAGATCCTGACAGAGCGATAGAAGTCGCAGGAGCATTTCAAAGGTTAGGAGTGGCAGCTGGAACTTTGGTTGACCCTTTTGCTTTAATGAATGCTTCTATCAATGACCCTTCAGGTTTACAGGATAGTTTGATAGAGGTTTCAAAACAATTCACGTATTTTGACGACGAAACAAAATCTTTCAAAATCAACCGACAAGGTGTATTGACACTGAGAGAAATGGAAAAAGCCGCGGGATTGGCACAAGGTTCAATGTCAAAAATGGCTTTAGCCGCCTCTGAATTAGATGAAAGATTGTCTCAAATAAGTCCTTCAATAAAGTTTGAAAATGAAGCGGACAAACAGTATCTCGCCAATATTGGATCGATGACGAAAGGAGGACAATATGAGGTAAAGTTTAGAGATGAAAAGGGAATAGAACAAATGAGAAAGTTGAGTGAAATTACTCAAGATGAATTTAATTTGTTAATTAAACAACAAAAAGATAGTAGTAAACCTATTGAAGAAACCGCTAGAGAGCAATTAACGTTGCAACAAAGCACCGACAACAACATCGCGGCAATTAAAAGTCTTATGCTGGGTGTAACTCTGACTAGTGACGCGGCAATGGATGTGACAGAGGGTCTCAAGCAAGTCGCGGATGCAGCTGCTAGAGGAGCAGAAAAAACAACGGATATTGCAAAACTTAGAGAGGAGGCCAACAAAAATTCACAAACTTTAAGAGACGATTTGATTAAATCCATTAAAGGAGGAAAGGCTAGTGAAGCGGAAATATTTGCAACTCTTGCTGAAGGAGCGGTTAATATTTTTGGGGCGGTGAGTAAAGAATCGATGGCACAAATTGCAGGAGCATCTCGACAAATATCTGAAGAACTTAAAGATGAAAAAAACACAGCAACCGCACGAGGTCTTTCCGATGCGGTTTCTCCAATTTTGGAAGCTTTATCAATGGCAGTTACTGGTGGACAAAATTTTATTCCTACACAAAATGGTCCATTTGGTGTAAATCCTGCAACAAATAATACTTTACCAGGACCTATTACTAATGTCACAGTTGGAGGAATTTCACCGAATCCGTCTTTACCAGGCATGTCGTCATCACTCCCAAGTAGAGACCCTATAAAGGTAGAATTTGGGCCAGTACCTCCTATAGATTTGAATTTTAACGGAGCACCTCAAAATATGACCCCTCAACAAATAGAAGAAATAACGAAAATTTTTGAAAGATTATTAGCTAAACAATATATCAAAAATTATATAGCAGACAATATTACTGAACCCGATCCACTTCGACCATCTGGGTCACCTTTGGGAAGGTAACTAATAAAAAAACAATAATATTCTATTTATTAATAAAAATATAAATGGCAAGTCCGTTATTAGATTTATCAAATTCAGAAGGGTTCAGAAAAAAACTTTTAACAAGGAACTTAACGCCTTATGCGAAAGCCCCAAATAGACCCACACAACCAATCGATACAGAATACGTTCAATCGAATTCGTCAGTTCAAGATAGTCCTGATAAATTAATCGATGAACCTTCGTTTGCTAATAAATTATTTCCTCTTAATCAATATGGTAATGAAGGTGGATATAAACAAGTGCCCGATCCTGGAGCATTATTAAATACAAAATCAAATGAGGGTATTTATGGATATCAAGATGCAGATATAGTAAAACAGGGAAGTGCCGAGGCACTAAAATGGAAACCTCTCAATGTATTTTCCAATGGAAGTGAATCTGTTTTAGACAGTGCCGAATTTTTTGGGTCACTTAATCGTCCTCTAACGACAAACAAATCGAACAATCAACCCTATCCAACAACATTTGTACCTTCAACATATTCACCTTTATCTATTTTATTATCACCCGACCCAAGTGGTAGTAATGGGTTATTGAGTCAAGACTCATTTATTGCGAGATTAGGAGCCCAAACTCTAAGAAAAGAATTTGAAGACAGGATTGCGGCACAAATTCGTCAAGATACTTTAGGTAGAGCAAACATTTTGAATGTTAGTAGTGGTACTGACTTGGTAAATATACTAACAGGTGTAGTACCAATTATTGAACCTGTTTATACGATTACAGTTACTGCCAATCCTATTCTTGCGGCAACAAACTTTGCTCTGAGACTTGGAGGAAGTATATTACCCGTATCACCAATCCCTGGGTCTTATTTTGACCAAAACATTACTTTAGGTCAGCCTACAACTATACAACAACTTTCAAATGCGTACAGAAGAAGTGGTGTTGGTAAGTTTTTTAATAGATTGATGGGTGGTGGAGAGACAGGTTCTCAAATCATGTTCAATAACATGGGAGCAGGTCAAAGGTCTCGATTGTTTAAGAACATTGATTACAATAGATACAAACCCAATTTTCCAAGAAACTTTTTCCAAAGATTGGGAGGAACGTTATTGGGTACAGTTTCTGACAATAGTAATTTTTATATTGGAGGTATTACCTCAAATCCATCTCAAGTATTTTCACCTGTTGGAGATGTACCTGTAAATCAATTTGGTGTTGAACAACAATCTCCAGTTTATGGTCCATCTGAACTAGCCCAACTATATGAAGGACCAAGTCAATCAATTAGATTGGGAGCGAACGGTCCTACCTACAGTAATGGGGGAGGAATCGAAGGTGGTTTCACTTGGGTTTCTCCAAAATACAAAGGAAATGCTGGTAAAAAAGTTGGCTTGGGTGGAGAAGTTACAAATCAAGATGAAGACTTTAGACCATCATCATATGTCACTACAGAATCAGTAAACAACGAATTCAGACAAGGTTCAATACTCGATGACACACAAAGACTAATTGATAGTCAACCACAAGGAGGAAGACGACTACAACACGTAGGAAATGCAATCGACCAAGTTAGTAAGGTATTCAATGATGGATACAGAGAAATGACTAAAGGTTCGAGAGTATACAAATATGTTGGGGCAATCGGACAAGAGGTAGGGACAGAATATTGTCGTGTTTTTGCAAAAGACATTCCTTATTTACAATATAATGATTTACAAAAAACAGATGGAATCACAACTGAGGGAAGAAGATTTGCATATTCAGTATTAGATAAGACATATAACCTTAATATTGTACCAAACAAACAAGAAGGAGGACAGGCTTCAACTAATATTGTTGGTGATATTGATAACGCTGTTGCAAAAAAATACATGTTTTCTTTGGAAAATTTGGCTTGGAGAACATCAAGTACTCCAGGATTTTCTACATCTGATTTACCTGTCTGTGAGAGGGGTCCTAATGGAGGTAGAGTCATGTGGTTTCCTCCATATGGATTAGTTTTCACTGAATCTGTTACTGCCAACTGGCAACCTAATGATTTTATAGGGAGACCAGAACCAATTTATACTTACAAAAATACATCAAGAGGAGGAACTTTACAATGGAAAATTGTAGTAGACCACCCATCTGTACTTAATGTAATTGTTAATAAAGTTTTGGGTAATGAAACAAATAAGGTTAGAATTGATAGTATAATAGAATCTTTCTTTGCTGGTTGTAGAAAATATGACATCTATGAATTAGCTAAAAAATATGTTACAATAAGTCCTAATGACTTATTTGAATTACAACAGGCAATCTCTTCGAAGGAACTAACTCGAGAACAAATTATTTATACCCGTGGGACAATTGAGAGTGGTTTTAATTCACCAAATGGATTTGATGTACCTGTGTCACAATCTGGAGGGGGAGGAAACACAAACTTAGATTTTGAAAAGTATAAACAATTGGGATTTTATTTTGGAAATGATGAGCCAAAACCAAAAACAGATTCAAGCTATGTCTCCGAATACGCAAGATATTCTACAGAACTTAATGAACAATATTCAAAACAACCAAATGCTCAAGACACTGAGACTTTTTTCAATTCTGTTGTCACTCCAAATTATGGGGCAATGAATGAATTTGCAATAGAATTAGGTAAACAACTTGGAGAAAATGACGGAAATGTGACAGTATATATTAGTTCTAGTTGTTCAGCACCTGCCACTGTAACATACAACAAAGAATTATCACAACGTAGAATAGATGCCACAATTAAATTTTTTGAGCAAAACGACGCAACAAAAAAATTTATTGAATTAAAGAGATTAATAGTCACGAAAGACCCTACTGAAGGGAGTGGAGCACTCGGAGAAACCGCAAGAAGTAATCCGAAGAAAAGTAATTTAACTCAAGGACCTTATATTGATTCTTTGGAACCAAATGGAAAAACATATGATTGTGATGGTTCGGATGTTCAGGGAGGTGATACTCCTGTAGGTTCTAAGGAAATATATACAGTAGGAGCAATGGCTTGTAGAAGGTCATACATATCAAGTATAAATTCAACTTTAAACGCTCCACAAACAGGAACAGGACCTGAAGGAGGACCTGGACCACAAACAAATCCAACAACAGGTTCAAATACGATTCCTGTTGTTGTAGGAAATGTGATTACTGAAACAGTTCAAGAACCTGTTGTGACACAACAATACGAACCAAAGGATAATATAACCAAGAAGGTTGTTAGGGCTTTTTTATCGGAATGTGATTATTTTGAGGTGATTAAGGCTGAATCTCCTATGGTTTACGACAACTTGAAAGATAAGTTAAAATTTTTTCAGCCATCCTTTCATTCAATAACACCTGAAGGTTTGAACTCAAGATTAACTTTCCTGCAACAATGTATGAGACCTGGTGACACAATACCAACGGCAAAAAAACCCACTCCTGATAGTCCCGTACAATTACAATATAACAATGCGGTTAATACAACATTTGGAGCACCACCTGTTCTTGTTTTACGAGTTGGAGATTTTTATAATACTAAAATAATTCCAAGAAATTTAACATTAAGTTATGAAGGTTTGGATTTGAACCCTGAAGGGATTGGAGTTCAACCTATGATTGCAAACGTTCAATTAACTTTCGATTTCGTTGGAGGAAGTGGATTGAAAGAGTCGATAGACAAATTACAAAACGCTCTTACATTTAACTACTACGCAAACACGGAAATTTATGACGATAGAGCGGATGCGACGGACATTCAATCTTCATTGACTTTGGATAAAATATTTTTGGACGGACAAATTGCTCCACCAATACCTGGAGTAAATAGTGCTCCTGTAAACAATGGACAAGATAATAATAATACGATTGGAACAATCATTAGTTCAGTAACAAATTCAGGTGGAACTACAACTGGTATAATAAGTTACAACGGATTTATGAATAAGGTTATTACTGATACTCAAACATATTTTACAAATGTTGTAAATAAAGTAAAAGAAAGTGTTAATCAATACAACAACGCAGTAAGACAACAATGGATGTTAGAGAGAAATTATACTAAAGGTAGTTCTGTTATTGATAATGCTGATGTGGTATTATTTGGAAAACCGAGTAATATTGAAAAAAGATTTGATGAAATTTTTGTTGAACTTGACAAAAATATCAAAGATGGTTCTGAAGGATATATTCAGTTCATGTCTCAGGTGTCAAATAATTTACCAGAGTCCTTAATAAGAATTTTGAAAGAAAATTATTACAATTTTGTATCACGAAAACGTGGGTCATTCCCAAATGCAATCTCGACTATTACTCAGGGTTTGGTTAATCAACAACAGAGTTATTTACAAACGTGGGCAAGATTAAATACAATTCTTTATGACCCATTGAATGACAATACAGGAACTGATGGACTTCAAGCTAAAAATGGGCCAGTATTAATTTATGTTACTGAAGGTACACCTGATGTACATACCTCATCGGACGAGGCAGATACTTTCTTAGAACTCGAGGCAGATACATTTAAAATTCAAGAAGATATTCAGGCGTTTGATGGTATTATACAAGCCACTAAAACATTCTCCTATAACGGAACAAGTTATCAAGGTGTTTTAGCACCAGAAATAATAAATGGGAAGTCAGATTCCGTTTCAGTTCAAAGAGTTTTCAATCCATTTAGTAAAAATTCACTGTTTGATGATGACTCATTCAGAAGAGTTTATATGATTGTATCTGAAGATGTGGTAGATAATAAAAAATACGAGACGTTCAAACAACAAATGATTGGAAATATATTGTCAAATAAAAGTTTGGTTGGTACTACAATAGTTGATTTGGAAAAAATATTTGACTCTTATTGGATTTCTATTGCGAAACCTCTTTTTATAGAAGAAAATAATATAACGAAATCATTCATAGATAATTTGGAAAAAAATGATTTGAAAGATTATTTAATTTACACACCATTCGACAGCAACAAACAAAGAAATTTCACTTTTACAACTGAAGACACTGATGGACCAAGTCAAATATCTTCGAAAAAAAGTCTGATAAAGGGATTAGCAAATACAACAAATCAAAATACAAATACAATGACTTGGAATGATGTAAATGGTAATGATCTTCCTGGAACTTATATATCAAAAGCAAAACTTAACTAATGGCAAGTCAATATTATAATAGATACAATGATTTTCTTATTAATGGAGAACAAACCGTTGTCCCATTTGTCAATCTGCCCCAAAAACCTTCAGACAAAGTTTTTATATATAAGGTTGGAAAAAGTAGATTAGATAAAACTTCACAGGAGTTTTATAATTCACCTGTATTTAATTGGTTAATTTTACAGGCGAATCCTCAATTTGGGGGGTTAGAAAATAATATATATGATGGTGCGGTATTGATTATTCCGTTTCCTTTAATACCATCATTACAGGACTATAAGGCAGCATTAGAAAATCATTTTTATTATTATGGCAGGTAACATACAAGCGGACACTAGTGGTAATATTTATGTTGAGTTTGATTACAACAATATTATCTTAGTTGACCCAAATAAAACTACAGACAGTTTCAACAACGTTCAAGAGAGACTTGTTGACCATGAAAATCTTGTTATGTATGCCAATTTGGAGTGCGATGTTTTACCAAGAACAAAACTGGCTGTTGGTTCTACAGGTCAAGATGGTATAAGAACCATTTCAGTTGCAAAAATGAACTTTTTGAAACCTACCAAAAATTCTTATTTGGGTACAGGATATTATGATGAAATCACCGGAGAAAATTCAACTCAAAAAAGCGCTCCAAATCAACCTTTGGAGGTTGGTCAAGTACCAAAGAATGGTGATAAACCATATCTACAAAACACTGTTGTTAATGAAAAAGATATTCTAGACAACGGGTTATTAGGTATTACTTCAATTAACATACAAACTAATACGAGTTTCGTACCCATCATTGACATATTGTTGGAAGATGTACAAGGGAGGGCATTATTTCAATTAGGAAATAATTCACCTTATGCGGCATTTTTCAATATGCCATTTCCACAATTTTTTTTAACACTGAAAGGATACTATGGACAAGCGGTTAGATATCAATTGAATTTAGAAAAATTTCATGCATCGTTCAATGGTTTCAGTGGAAACTATTTGGTTCGATTACAATTCAAAGGATATAAATTTAATATTCTGAATGAAGTTTCAATGGGGCATTTATTAGCTGCCCCTCACATGTATAGTCAAAGATTTGATATTACTCAAACACTTGAGGGTCCACAACAATCAAATAAAGCCGCTGAGTCACAAGCTAGTACTCAAGCCGAGAGAGGAGCAAATAATTTGGGTTCTAACCAATCGGTTGTCACACAAATAGTTGCGGAAAAAGGTTATCAAAAAATAGTTGAAGTCTATAGTGAATACAAAGCAAAGGGGTTAATCTCACTTGATTTTCCTGAACTAACATTGGTCCAACTTATGAATAAATTGGAACAGTTTGAATCTACTGTGACAAATTCATTCCCTAAAACAGAAGTGGAACCTTTGACAAATATAAGAAATTATAAACAAGCATTGGTTCAATATTTTAGTGCTGTAAGGGGAGCGTCCAATTCTTGGTTCAAAAGATTCCTTGACCCAAGGCCAATTGTTTTGAAAAATAAACAAGAAAAAGTTTATGTCTTCAAAGAGTTAAACATTAATGTTAAAATAACTGCGATAAGTGAGTTACAAAAAATTATAACTGAGTCTAATGAAAAGTTGGGGGAAAATCCAACATTAGGTGTTAGAGGAGCGACTCCCATTCCTAACCCGATAAAATATGATACAATCAAGTATGATATTAAAGATGTGGAATCTATAGATTGGGTTGAGACAACACGAATTCAAACGGGAATAGTTAATCCCACTTTGGAAGAAATAGATAAAGTAAGATCTAGACTTAATTATCTTTTTGTCCCAACTACATATGAAGTTACAAATGTTGCAGGTGCGGTAAGTGCTTTATTGAGTTCAGTTGATAAAAGTTTTATTTTTGAAGGAGAGGGAAGATTTGACAAACAAATTTCTTTACTCGAAACACAGGCGAACAAAAAACTTTC